ATCTTAAATTAGTCAACTGGTTATTATTCTTAACATCATCATAATGACAGACTACCTGACCTTTACCAGGTGCACCTACAAATGCCTGCATAACTAATACATGTCCACGAATATTTTTTCTGTTTGACTCTGCGTCATAGAGTTCATACTGGATGTATCCAACTCCATCATTTCTTCCGTTTAAATAGCGATATTCAGATAGATCAGCTCTTTTACCAGTAGCTTTTCTAGGTTTGCCATATCTTTGTTTTTTAGTTCTTACCCGCCCCAAGTTTGATACTTCATACTTGTCTGGTTTAAACGAACCGTTGCGTTGTATAATTTCTGGTACTTCTTTCCATATTTCATTCATCTTAAAATTATATAATATTTGTAGATTCTGGTCAACTACTATTTCAGATTTAGCAAAATGTTAATATATTTTTATGATGTATGATCCAGGGTTTAGAAATGTCCGTTTTGTCTATATAGTGAGGACAGAGACTACCGACTTTGAGCGTGAGTGTGATGCTAATCACAAAAATACTTTTAGAATACTGACCAGTAACCCCCCTATTTGTCAGTCCCCCCTGCTAGGATTATAGTATAAAGAAAATCAAGAAAGGTTCTTGATAAAGAAAGGAAAACAAAATGTTTTCACTAAAATACACAGTAGGCTTAGGCTCTACTACCCTCCTAGTTCCTAGCGAGGAATACGCTAACGAGTATCTAGACCTAGTTTCACAGACTAGAGTTATAGATACAGTAACTCTAACCGAGTTACCTAACTACAAGCCTAGCACTCGCAAGGTTTATGCTACTACTAGAAGTTGGGAGTAATCTAATGAACGATTATCTTGATTATATGGACGAAATCTACGAGGAACTCGTAGAGGAGTTCGGACACGAAATTGAGTCCGTGTGTGACCATAATCACACTAACGCCTAACGGCGTGTCGCTATACAATGTCGGCGTTATGCGCTACAATTCCTACTATAACTACTAACGAAAGAAGAACAGATAATGACAATAACATACTCACTATGGGACGGCGCTCAACTACTAGGCGTTGATTTCAAGGCTACTAGCGCCGATGAAATGAATAAGGTTGTAGCAGACCTACAAAAGGTTTCTAAGGGTGTCGTAGCACACCTACGAAAGGTTGAAATGTAATGATGACTAAATGGGATACTATTCAGGCAGATGTAGCAGACGCTTATGTCTATCTAGAAGAAGAAGAAGCCTATAACAAGGCACTAGCAGAGGGCTTAGACTTACGCCTTAGCGAATACGAAGAAGATGAAATGTCTAAATCACTAACACTAGATTGGGAGTCATACGAATAATGATACCTACAGGATTTGAGTTATCTATAACTAACGAATACGGATTTGAGTTTGATAGTTTCTTAGGGGCTATCTACTTACCTTGGCACACTATTATTCTAACTACCTTGGCGGTAATTGCTTATAAGGTTTATAAAAGAAAGCGGGCTAAGTAATGACTACTAATCGCTTACTAACTACCGCCGTCCAATTACTACTAGCGGGCGTAACTATTCCGCTACTAATCGCCGTAATCAAAGATATAAAAAATGGGGGACTAAATGACTAAGTCACAATTTGAGAAAGATTTAGATATCAAAGATAGTTTTATAGATTTGCTAAATGATGTTTATCCTAGCGTAAAAATCGGTTACTCAACTTTTACACCCGCCGAAATCTTAGAGTGTTGCGATCCCGTTGCGTTTTCTATCGGGCTAATTGAGCACCAAGATTATTTAGCAGAATTAGAAGATGAGACGTAACTCACACTAAAGATACGGCGTGTCGGCTTGACAAAATCGAGCTGGCCCGCAACTACTGCGGAGTCGGGCGTGTCGTTACGAGATTGTTATAAAATTCCCTGAATTCTGCGGCGTGTCGATTTGACAGACAAATCGGACATTTTGATGTGATGCTTATCACACGGCTTGAGCGTCTCACTATTTGGATTTACTGGCTAGTAATGTGAAAATGTCAGTGGGTTCGTGTATAATTCCATACATAACAACAAACGAAAGAAGGTCTGCCAATGGCTACCAAACTATACACAATCGAAAGCCTACTTGTAGGGAAAAACTATCGCTCAAACTCTCGCCACTTTTCAGGCGAAATTGTTTCTGCTGAACACCGCCCAGAAATTTGGTATGGTGAAAAAACTGAAGCCTATCTAATCGAAATTCGTGCTGGTGGCTTGCGAAATAAATTCGCAACAATCGCAGTAAAGGTTGGTGAATAATAATGGGATACATCGAAATTTTCCGAATGGACAACGAGGGTGCTGGCTGGGTAGATTTATCCGAAGCAACACCCGATGAATTATTCAACATCGAATTAGGATTATTAGAGGAAGGTGCGTTCGAATGAACTTAGACGAATTCAAAAAACACGTGTTAGAAACACGTCAGGCAAGCAAGGCGGAAGCCTTGTCAGTGCTATCTGCTACAATTACAACTTCAACAAACGAAAGGGAAAACCTAAATGGCTAAAATGAAACAACTACTTGATGAAATTATAAATTGCGATTTATGTAATGGTAAAGGCTGGCAATTTTTTGGCAACGCTACTGAATACGATGTAGAGGCTTGCGAATGTAATCCTAATGAATTAGAGGTAAATTACTAATGAGCGAAATTGCTGGAATGTGGATTTGCGATAATTGCGATACTCTCGCCATTGTGTCAGTGGAAACTGATACAATACTTGTAACACAATGTAAATGCGTAACTAACGAAAGGGAAACTAATGTATAAAATAACTTGCGCCTATGATAGCAACGCTCCACACTGGTCTGCCGAATACGAAAACGAATTCGGTGCGTGGGAAAGTTTTTTCCGTTTTACCGATTGGGGAATGGCTAACGATTACTCAACTGTAAATATATCAACGCCAACTGGCAAAATGTATACAAAGGTTTTTTATCGTAGCGGAATGGTGGCAGTAAGATGATGACCCGTAAAGATTATGTTGCAACCGCAGAAATTCTAAAGTATGCAAGCAATAAAATTCACCCCGCTGTTTTTTCTAAAGTCGTAAATGATTTCGCTGAAATGTTTGCAATTGATAATGAAAGATTTGATGTAAAACGATTTCACGAAGCGAGTGGATATAATGTTCCTAACTTCACTTCAAGATAAAGTAAAACGCATTCAGGAATTGCGTCGCAGTAATGCGGCGCAACCTGTTCGCAATAAAAAAAAATACACACGCAAAATAAAACATAAAAATAAATTTGATCAATAAAATTAATTTGTCGACAAAGCCCGCAGAGCTACGGGGTCGGGCGTGTCGTTACGGGTGTGATCTAAAACACCCTGAAATCCTGCGTGTCAATTAGATAATGTCGGTCCATTCTGTTATACTTACAACCTTACCAACGAAAGGCCAACTAATGAAATTGAAACGCTCTAATGATAGAAAGGTGGCTAACCTTGTCACAAAAAATGGAAAGCAAGCCGCAATTGCGAACACGTTCGGCCTACCTGCAGGAAAAGACTTTTCTTGTCCTGGTGCAACGTCTATCTGTGAGACTGTTTGCTACGCAGGCAAATTGGAAAAACTATATAAGGCAGTAAAGGCTAATCTTTTACACAACTGGGAATTGTTACGCAATGCAGACAATGACACAATGGTGCGCCTATTAGATGAGATGATTGTTGATTTTGTTGCTGATTGTGATAAGAAGAATGCGCCTAAGTTATTCCGTATCCACTGGGACGGAGATTTCTTCAATGATACTTATACTTATGCCTGGAAGACTGTTATCGAAAATCATTCCGATATTCAATTTTGGGTTTATACACGTGTAAAGTCTGCAGCGCTTATTCTAAAGGATGTATCTAATCTATCTCTTTACTATTCCACCGACGATGAGAATAAAGAAATCGGTCACGAACTAAAAGTAAACGAAGGTATTCGCCTTGCTTACTTAGGCAAAACATTCGCCGTAACCGAAAGCACAATGAAAGAATTGACGGGCAAGCCTGGTGCAAAATGTCCTGAGAATATGAAATCAATTCCACTAATTAGCAATGCAGGTTCTGCTTGTGTATCTTGTGGCTTGTGTGTTTATGGTAAAGCAGACATTCGATTTAGCGCAACTAAAAAATAAGGAGAAATAAAAATGGCCGAATTAAAATATTTAAATGCGTTGCTAGCATCTGTTGTTGGTACTCCTGATCAAGCAAAAGCTGCAAAAGAATATTTAGCAGAAGTAGATCCCGACATATGGGGCCAGGAGGAGTAAAAGGCCCGCAGTACTGCGGGGTCGGGCGTGTCGTTAAGGATGTGATAATAATCACCCTGGAATTTTGGGCTGGTTGCCTAAAATGTCAGTAGGATGTGTTATACTTCCATTATCCAACAACGAAAGGCTACAAATGTCTAATCAAATTAAAGTTCCACACTCCGTAGTATTCGAGGCCATTATTGACCTTGATAAAATACCTGCTAACTTACTTCCTGCATTACTAAAACTAAATGAAACAGATTTACTTACTATGTGTAAGGAAGCAACACTACACGCTCTTACTCAATCTAATTTATTGCAAACCGCTAATGAGTTTAATACTTGGGCTGAAGTAACTATCAAGGAAGGGGAATAATAATGGGAAGCATAACTGCATTAGGTATTCAAGATAGCGTGTTAGATTTAGAAACACAATTAGCCTATCACTTACAGGGTAATCATTACCCACCCGTTCCACTTTCTATGGTGCAACCTTGCATAGATGCTATTGACGCATACTATGATGAGGATTTTGATCGACAGATAAAGATGCCTGAAGGCGTATCTTATAAAGGATTAGATACAGCACCTGCCTCCGCAATTATTGACCAACACCACCTAGAGTTTTGGCTACCTGAGTGTGATTAGTATCACACAATAACTTTCTCAAATAATGAGATACGGATACTAAATGTCGGTGGTATCCGCTATAATACTACTACCAACCAAACGAAAGGAAACAAATGACAAACGCAACACTAGAGGTAGGCAAGTCCTACACAACCACTCAAAGTGGTATCACAGGAATAATCAAGTCGGTAGATACTCTGCCTAACGGCACAAGTCGTATCCTGCTTGATGTAGAAGGCAAGGAACGCTGGACAAGCGCAACTGCCAACTAAGGAGGCACACACCACTAATCGGGTGCTAAGCCACGAAACAGGGACAGTTTTGAGAGTGTTCTAGTCCAATGTCGTAAGTAAGAACTCTCCACCTTCGGGTGGAAATGTCAGACCCCCCTGCTATACTAATCAACCAACCAACTAACGAAAGGCAACAAATGAGCAGACAAATCACAGTAAAGGTCGCAACGACCAAAGTAATCAAGGCACTAGAAACTCGTCTAGCAACGCTAGAAAAAGACTATGCTTCACAAGAAGCAAAAGAAGCAAAGTTTCAGAAATCAGTAGAAGCGTGGCGCAAGGAAATTGGTAAGTGGGCTATTGCCAACTTCTCAAAGGCTGAGAACCTTCGCACAAACTATCGTGCTTGGAACAACACTCTCAATGTTGATTTTGACATTATCACAAAGGAAGGCAACTTCCCTACTGAACCTCAAAAAGATTTTGAGCAAATCCATCAGCACAGTTATCGTGAGATGAAAGAGGACATTACAAATGCTCTCACAATTCTCAAAATGACAGATGAGGAATTAGTCAATGCTTCTACAATGAAGCAGATTGCTAAGTATCTCTAAATAGGTTTTGGGGGGTTAGCACACAAAGTCTAGACACCTAAACCCAAACAACCTGAGTAAGTTGCCAAACTGCTCACCCTTCGGGGCTAGACAAACTCTAACTCCAAATGCTATAATTAAAATCCCTACTAACAAAGGAACAAAATGAAAAATCGTTATCGTGTAGAAATTTATGACGAAAACAAGTTAAATGATTTAACTATCTATTCTGAGCAAGGTGTCGATAAGGAATACTTAACTGAATTAGTATTTTCTAATCTCCGCCGTTTTAACGGAACAATTCGTGCTTACGTTTATGATAATCTAAAGAAAAAGAAAATCACAGCGCTATTTTTACCAGAAGAATTTATTCCCAAGAAAACAAACTTAACTAATCTAGTTGGCTAAAAAGTTGCAGCGATCTTCTCTTTCGCTGCAGCTGGCCCGCAGAGCTGCGGGGTTATCCACAGGGTTACGAGAGTTATCCACAATCCCTGGAAATTTGTGATAATGATCACATCACCCAATTCGGACATATTGTATCTAATCCTAGACAATGTCAGTGGCAGATGTTATACTGAATCTAACAACCAATCGAAAGGAATAAAATGGCTCATAATCTAGAAATGGAAAACGGCGAAGTTGCTTTTGCTCTTCGTGGTGCTCCTGCTTGGCACAATCTAGCAAATCGCATCTTTACAAAAGATGAGGAAGTTACAACTAGTCTAATGCTTGAAGAGGCAAAATTGGCTAATTGGAATGTTCGCTTATCACCATTGACTGACCACATTTCAGAATCTTGGAATGATGTATCTCAGGCATCTCTCGTCATTCGTGACAACCCATTCAACAAGGGAATCGATGTTCTCGCAACTGTCGGCAAGCGTTACAAGCCTGTTCAGAATGAAGAATTGTTTGCATTCGCTGATGCAATTCACGATGCCAATGCTGATTGCCGTTGGGAATCTGCTGGCTCACTAAAAAAGGGTAAAGTTGTTTTCGGAACTGTGGACATTCCCCGCACAATGGTTCTTGACCCACAAGGCGCTAACGATGAGACAAAACTTTATCTTATCGTATGGACATCACACGATGGTTCTGTTGCTGTTCAAGCAGCCGTTACACCTGTTCGTGTAGTATGCCAAAACACGCTAAACCTTGCAATGAAGAATGCTAAGCAATCTTTCAAGATTCGCCACACGCAATCTGTTGAAGGTCGCATTCAAGTTGCTCGTGAAACTCTTGGGCTTGCTCTTGGATACTTTGATGAATTCGAAGTTCAAGCAAAAGCGCTTTACTCACAAGCAATCACCGATGCTGAATTCTCTAAGTTGATTCAGACAATCTATCCTAAGCCAGATAAAGATGCAGCAAAAGTTGCTCTTACTAAGTGGGAGAATAAGGTTGTTCTAATTGATGACCTTTATCATAACTCACCAACTAACGCTACAATCAAGGGAACTAAGTGGGGTGCGTTCAATGCACTAACTGAGCGCCTTGATTATTATCGTTCAGGTCGTGGCAATTCTGAAACACTAATGGCTGGTGCTTCAGGCTTTGACCCAATTCTCACCGCAGAAAAAAATAAGTTGTATCGAATGGTTGCAACTTTCTAAATAATAAAAATCCTAGGCACGATTTAAAACTGCCCGCAAGATCTCTTAGCTCAGTTGGTTAGAGCGCTACCCTGTCACGGTAGAGGTCACGGGTTCAAGTCCCGTAGGGGTCGCATCTCAAGATATGAGACGCCCGCAGACCTGAAGGCCAAATGTCCGTTTTACGGCTTTTATAAAAAAACCCCTGAAAGCTATTGTATATGTCAGTGGGGCCTGGTACAATTCTCTTTATGACCAACGAACTAGTATCAACTAAATATACATTTGCCTGTGACCCAGACGAATGCGATGTACTAATAGAACTAACATCATCTGACGGATTCGGATTCCCGTCGGGTGTGACTGAAATCACTTGTCCGTGTGGCCGTAAGCCAGTCTTATTGTCAGTGGTCAATGCTACAATTGCTTCAACAACCCAAACGAAAGAGGAAAAAATGGAAGAGACAACAACACCTGCAGTAACAGTTCCTGATACATATAACCCTAATCTATTGGTAACTTACAAAGTTATCCGTGGTTACTCAGATGCTGAATATGCAACTGACAAGGTCACATCAATTGAATGGGACCTACACAATGCACGTCAAGCACAGAAGCACAATAGTGTTTACCAAGGCAAGATTGACACAGTCAAAGATATTATCACTGAAGCATATGCTGATTCAGATGACCAAGAAACACTTCGTGCAATTGCTGAAGCGCTTTCAATTGAACTAATCAGAGAATTTGAATTTACCGCATCTATCGAGGTTAGCGGAACATATTCATATAACATTCTTGAAAATGATTATGACTTAGACCTTGAGTCAGAAGTTACAGATGCCCTCTTTGCTGATTCACAGAACGGTAACATTGAAATTACCGACCAAGAAGTATGCAACGTTAGTGAGCGCTAATGTACTTTGAGTTGACTGCTCCCGATAGGCTATCTATGGAGATGGCTTATTGGGATGCACAAATGATTGGGCTGGACCCAACTGCATTATCACCGTTGACATTCAACATCGGAACTGGTAGTATTGAGAAGGTGAGTCGCATTCGTGATAAGTATAACTTAATTGAAAGTTATACATCAGACTACGAGCCAACAGGATACACAAGGAGATAAGATGTCAGATTACAAAGATGGTTTTGATGACGGGTATAAATTTGCTCGTGAAGAGATTATGGAAAAGTTATCAGAGATTGATATCGCAGACATAGACTCTTGGATCTTAGACCGTCTTTCAGAAATGATCGAAGGTGGGAAACTATGATGGCTGAATGGCTTAAGTGTGATCAATGTGCAGCTCAGGCTATGTGGGAAGCTAAAAAGGATACAGCATCCCTTTATTTCTGTGGCCACCACAAAAATAAACAGGGCGAGCCACTTGTGGACTGGGCCCAAGAAATGATACAATTGCTTAACTACGAGCAAGAACAACAACTAGAAAAGGCGGAAAAGTAATGGGAGATAGAGCAAACTTCGTATTCGTGCAGCCAAACGGTCAATCGATTGTTTTGTACGGACACTGGGCTGGACATCAAATGCTACAACGTTTAGCAGAATCAGCAGTTAAGGCACAGGGCCGTTGGTCGGACCCTTCATATGCAACACGCATTACAATCAGCAATATGATTGGCGAAGGCTGGGCAATGGAGACAGGCTGGGGATTATCTGTAAATGAAATTGCAGACAACGAGCACAAGATTCCTGTAATTGATTTTCAGCAACAGACATTTAGTCTTCACGAAGAGGCGCCGTATTCAGATGAATCTAATAAGATTCGTGGGATGAAGAATGAGGCAATCTTTACACAGGACCTAAGTAACTTCTGTGAGAAGTACTCAGACCAATTGGTTCGAGTATAACTAATTAATCTAAAGGTGCCTCTATAGTCTTCGCAGGCCAGGGGTTAACTAAAGCATCGGATTTTACTTTCGTTGGTTACCGATAGCAGCCTTAGTAAAGAACCCTGGATCATTAACGTGTCCAGGGCTTTTTGCTGCCCGCAACAGCTGGGGGGAATAAAGTCTATTTACGGATAACATATATAAATCCTGGAAATTGGACATATTGGACATATATCTATCTGATCATAGCTTTTGTGGTGTGAATCACACGATATTGCATAGACAAATGTCAGTGGTCCATTATATAATTAGAACCTATCAACGAAAGGATATAAAATGCCAAATTGGTGTTACAACACATTAACTATCCAAGGACCTAAGTCTGAGGTAGATATGATTAAAGATAGATTGAATGCTCCATTTACATTAGCACAAGAGACATATGGTATGGGTGATATTAGTCTTTCAGGATTCCCCACCAAAATTGAACAGGTAAGTTATTCTAATCCTGTCTTTGCTTTCTTTAATATCCACTCATATAAAGATGAGGGAATTACTGATGAGGAATATGCCTGCCAGCCTTCTCGTGGTAACTATGATATACAAAATGACCCTGATTGGTTCCGCAAGTCTGTTGAGTTCGCTAAGACTCAGAAGGATTGGTATTCTTGGAATAATTCTAATTGGGGAACTAAATGGGATGTAGCCGTCCGTGACGGTGATGAATATCCTGAAACAGAATTGCTTGAATATAAATCAGAAGGTGATGACAACTGGGTTATCTATAAGTATGAGACTGCTTGGTCACCTGCTGTAACTATCTTAACTAAACTATCTAATCTTGTTCCTAACTGCCTGCTTACTTTAGAGTTTGAGGAAGAGACAGGTTGGGGTGGGGAATATGAGATTGTTCGTGGTGAAGTAAAAGAACTAGTTGAATATGAAAATCGTTGTAATGAATGTGATTCATATGACACATTGTCTTATTGTGAGAATGACTGCGGTGAATTCTGTTCTGAATGCGAGCACGGCTCTTGGAGAGACGAAGAGGCTATGAAAGAATGTCAGACCCATATGCTAACATTACCTATTAAGACCTACACACAGGAAGAGGCACTAAATGGCTAGTTTCTTAGAAGATGTAAATCAAATGGTAATTGACGCTTGCTATCAAGATATAGCAGAACAATTACTTGAAGATTGGATTAATAATAATCTTGACGAAGGGCAATATTATGCAGATAAGCAATTTGCTGAAATGTCAGGAGATAAGTTTGTTCAATCTGAATTTAATAAGTTCTATGAACTTAAAGAGGGAGATGAGGGTTACATTGACATACTATAACTTTGTAATTAGATTACACGGTGCAGTTGGCGCTAATAGCGAACAAGAAGCAATTGAGAAAATCAATGGACACTTAGATGACCTAGGTGATGTTGAAAGTATTATTAAGTATGACTTAGGTTGGCCTGAGACATTTTGGGAATTGGAGGAAGCATAATGTTAGGATATACGGAATCTGATCTAAATAGGATGATTAATGCTATACACGATTCAAAGCTTTTTTATCTTAGGACCCCGTCAGATTTAATGGACAAGGAGCCTTTGAGGAAAGACTTGGAAGACGCTGTTAGTTTCTTGCAAGGTTTGTGGGCGGAGGGTTACTTTGACTACACAAACTAAATCTAGTAAGTTCATAGAGTATATGAAGATACATCTAATTAGTCTTAACCAGGACTTAGAGGGTGATTATAATGTTCAATCTAAGATTAATATCCAGGGACAAATTATGGCAACCGAACATTTATTGTCAGTGGCGACTGATATAATGAATGAAAACGAAAGGGTCTAATATGGAAACTCTATATAAGGATGATGAACTTCCTTTGCACCTCCAGCGTTTAGTTGACGCAGGTGTTAATGGATTAGATATAATGCACGGCGAACTAAAGAATCTAATGTTGATTGCCGAAGAGCAATTGGCTTGGGCTCAGGCAATTGAAGATGAGACCGAAGAGGCAATGGATTCAATGGCACGTACAGAGGCGGAAGGACGACTAGATACTCTAGTTGAACTATATAAACTAACATATGCTTTATCATTTGCGATTGGAGCACGTAATGAAGCCTGAAGATAAAGATAAACTAAACGAATGTTTGGCTATTCTAGATAAGACGGACCTAGGTCTATCCTTAGTTTGGCTATGGACTTGGTCTACCATTAACAACATATTTGAGGATGAGACGTACAGGCAGAACTGCACCATAGATGAGATGTGGGACCACCTCTGTGAGGCTGTAGAGGCGGGCCAGGGCTTCTCTCTGGAGTACGGGGCAGAACAGCACAATGATGACGTCCTTGACTGGATGTTAAGCCGTGACTACATTGTTGACTCAATGTTTGAAGAAGAGGAAGAGGAGGAAGAAGATGAAGATGAGTGACACCTACATCAATGATCAGTTAAGTAAGGCCCAAGCTTTGTTATGGTCTGGATCTCTACACGAGGTAGACGAAGCACATAACATTGTATCTAATCTAATACAAGATAGGTTGGGCAATGAGTAAATATAAAGTAAAGATAGAGATAGTAGGGGGAGTCCCATATGTTCTTGAATGCCCACCTGAAGTAGATGTTGAGATTAAACAGGTTAATCATTGGCAGAGGTGGCGTGAACAACAAAAACTAATTAAAGATAAGTTGGTAAAGGAAGGAGGGCAAAAATGACTCATTATGAGCCGAGCTTAGAAATCCTGGAAGTTGAGTATTCTTGTAGTCCAGGAGGAATTGATCTATTTGAAGTCTATGATAAATCTGATATACCTTTATCTGTCCCAATATATGAGACAGAGAACTTGACCGATGCGGTCCTATTCTGTTACAATTTAGGTAAAGACTTTACTGTCAGGACATTAGCGGAATGGAATGAAAGGGAGTTGGAGTATGCCTCTATATAGAGTGTTTGGTACCAAGTATAAAAACTACTACACAATTGTTTCGGCTGCCGACGAATATCAAGCAGCGGAGATTGCAAACCTGCGTCCAGAAACTGATTGGGACGCAATTGTTACGGATGACGTCATTGAGGCGACAGACGTATTCTTAGATGAAGATACCGAGATAGATTTAAATCTCAACATATAGGCGGAAAGCTATTTACAATTTCGTAAATAGTTGATATAATAAATATAAACATCTCTTGAAAGGGGATCTAAAATGGCAACAAAGCGTGAATATCTAAAGTCACAAGGAATTACAGTTGGCCTACGTGGGCGCTTCTCAGCTGCAGCAGTAAAAGCTCTATCAGATGCACAGACCAAGGGCATCACATTCGAGGCGGAAACAAAGTCAGCAAAGAAGTAACTAATCTATTGTACGATCACGAGGGGCTGGCTAAATGTCAGTCCTTCGTGCTATAATCAAAGGTCATAGAGAAGAGGCGGAATATGAAAACCAAAGAAGAGCAAATCGGAGAACTTCTAGCAAATTCAGTAGAAGACCATTTCTTCAACCCTGCCGCTTTAGGCAGGTATCTAGCAGACCAACCGACATACACCTTAGACCGTGTTATGGAGGTAGTAGCGTGGGTTATAGAGAAGCAGGCAAGACGATATGACCGAGAACTGGAAACGGGTGGGGCGATATCAGAAGGTCTTGCTATTGCTTCTAAGTTAGACTTAGTTATAGATAAGATAAGTCGGGAGAATGAACTAAAGAATGTCAAATTGCCTATGACTCCAAATCAAAGGCGGGCGTTCATAAAGAGTCTCCCTAAAGAACAAGAACAATCATATAGATACTCTTGGCTACACGAAACAAATAATCAATCTAATACATTTGTAAACCAGGGAATGTAAATCTAAATAGATCTAATATAGCCCAGAATTATCCACAGGTTTATCCACAGCCTGTGGATTTTTTTGTGGAAAAAATGTGGGCCGAATTTCCCCTTTACGACACATGAAAAAAAGTCCCTGAAATTGTGGGCCATATATTCCATTTACGACGAGCTATAAAAAATCCCTCAAATTCTAGGAAAAAGTATATCTAATCTAATATAATGTATATGGAATCATAGAGAACATATAATGAATCTGGCATAATATACCCAGAATTGGTCAAAATTTTTCTATAGAAATCTATTGACAATGTGGGCCAAATATGCTATTTACGAGGCTATTGACAGGATCCCTGAAATATGATAGGCATATGGGGTCTATGTGGAGCAAAGTGGATTAAAATGGGGGCTTATGGAGCCCTGCCCAATTACACATATAACTAAATAGATATAATATAATAGTAATTGCTATAGAATTAGTAGTAATTATTCTGGTAGATCATCTCTAGAATATGCCAAATAAGGCTCTAGGAGGCTATATGAGAGGTGTTTAAATGCGGGGGGGATATAGGAGTGCTCTACTTGCAGATACTGCAATTCCTTGAGCGATATAGCTCCACTAGTGAGGATACTATGGCAATGGCTGATATACCTAACATTAGATAGATCCAGTATACGTACCAGATAGCCATTATTTACACAACATACAGTAGAAAGGATTTCTCATATGATCTTTATGGATCACAAGGGTCTGAGCACATTTAGAGCATACAGCATCTATATAATCTGTCTCTCTTTTGGGTATATTGACCTTTGGGTTTCTTGTATAGTATAGCTTGGTTATATACCATGTAATGGCTATTAGTAGTAGTTCTATCATCGGTTCCCGCCCTTATCTATTTGGTCCCATAAATGGGGTTATTCTACTTTTACGACTACCCTTATAGCCGTCATCAAAATCTTTTAGTTCATCATACCCATATCCTGCATTATTTAGATCTGGTTGGGGATTGGGCATATCATCGCCCATAGCACCACAATTAAAGCATGTAATTTGACCATCAAGGTCTAGTTGATAGTCACATCCATATTTAGTACAAATGGCATCGCTCATTTAATACCCTCCCATACATTCATTACGAGTATGATATAGCCTGATCTTATTCATAATCTTCTTACTAGGAGCATATAGCTCTTCCCCACAGCAAGCAGTTTTTAGATGCCATTCTCTGGCAAAGAAGTCATACTTCATGCCCTTGAATTTGGCATACTTGATTGCTACAAATGTAGCAAATGGATCAGGTATCTCTAGGTTCTGAATCATATAGTAATTATACTATATCTGTCAGGTACTGACAAGGGGGTTCTTACCGCCGCACTTTTTCACTATTCGGGCCTATATAGTACTATTTAACTACTTAAATCTTGAATATAGTGGCATTGGCATACCCCTATGACTGCGTAGCCTTGTTTAGCTATTTCAGCCACATCTGTATACTTGGCCTTATTTGTGCAGTAATGGCATTTCTCGTCCTTTGGATCAATATCCATATAGGCTTCAAGGTTGTCTAGTATTCCCATTATCGTTCCCCTTTATTACATTAGATATCTATTGTAGCATTTATTTATTCGTGGAGATCTGGACTCATCCATAGATCACCTATGATAATGGTATATCTTAATTTCAGTTGAGTAGAACTACATTTAAGACATTTAGGTATGTAGCTTATTTCGTGTGATAATTCTAAATACAACTCGGCTTTACATTTACATATAAAGGAATAAGTATAGTCTCCTGCTACCATAGCTCATCTGGATTGAATTCGGATCTATCCTTTACCCGCTTCCATTTACCATAAAGATTAGGTTCTTCTGATCCTATATACTCCTGACCCGTCTCTAAATCAATTAGAAGCCATTTACTTGGAGCCTTGGTATGTATTGTTAGGTCTACTGCTTTATCGGTTTCTGGAACTTCTGTTCCGTTTAAAAGCTTTCTCACACTGCTGGTTGCCTTGGTATGGTAACTAAACAATAAAGGCATACATCATAGTCTGAGCCAGTATAAGGGCAAGACCCTATGTGCTTTAGTCTATGGCCCTTAAATCGGCATACAATAGATTTAAGTCTATTAATCACTCAAAGTCCCTTTGGTTTTCCAATAGTTTATTTATGTCTAACTTTTTATCGTTAGACCAATGTATGTAAGATCTAATATAGACTATGGCATAGGCTATAGCTGAGAATATGAATCCATATTGATCAGTAATTAAAGCATATGCAATCCATAATACTTCATTGAATAGAAGCACAAACCATCCCCATATTGTCTTTCGACCAACAAAGTATATGCCTGCTACGCCAATAACGGCTAATACATATGACCACATCATTTAGGTTCAGCCTCTTCTCTTGCCCACTGGTCTTCCCATAATCCCATCAATGATTCGTTTCCAATATCGTCAAAGTAATAACGCTTGGCGTTACTGTTGTATGTCCAGCCATACCATCTATCGCCTTCCGCCCAAGTTAGATTAGTTGGTCCTTCTTCTTCGTGTTGTTTAAGGATGCGTAGCAATTCATCATTGTCATGAACAACCGCCTCAATTGCATCTCTGAGGCGCTTAGGACGCATAAGGTATTTTTCTACAAAATTAACTAACATTTTCTATCTTCCCGCCGCACTTTTCTATTCACTATTCTAGGTCAATATCTTCTTCTATATCGAATAAATTATAATCGATATTCCTTAATTGATTAAAGCTAATATATGCTAGATATCCCACAATAGCAATACCTGCTGCAAATGCCAAAAGGCTAATTGTTTTGTTATTCATTGTGACAGTCTTCTTCCTGTAGTATTCTATTATATAACACTGTCTAGGACATTGTCAATAGCATCGTCTATTGTTTTGTCGTGCTCTTTTGAGCAATTACCGCATTCTTTACACATAAAACTCCAATAAAGATCCCCACCAGCCCTGCGTTTGCAGGGCAGTGGGGAATACTTAATTAAACTTTCTTCGGCCTACCAGATTTCTTTTGACCAAGTACGGTTTCTCTTCTGATACCGTGCTTATTTGTATCAACCTTGGTTGGTGGTCTTGGACCAGAAAACCCAGATTTAAATTTACCCTGTGTAGGCTTTTTTCTTTCTACTTCTTGAGATGTTACTGCGCCAGATGGTTGATTATTTGGCGGAGTAGCCATACCTGTGCCGTTTTCACTCATTAATGAATTGTCTTGTCTGCTCAGGTGTTGAAGTCATGTTTAATGTTAAACCTGATTCACCATCTCTTGAAACATCATTGATAGTTACTGGAACAATACCAGTTTCGCTACCCAATGCTTCGCAACCACATTCAACGCACACTATTACTTACCGTTGTTTCCAAGTCCTGCGCCATCTTGTGATGACTTGTCTGTTGCTGGGAAAGCTGATGCTGGTGCCTGTCCTGTTGGATTTAGATCCAAGTTGTTTGTCGCTCCTGGCTTTGTTTCGTTAAAGCCTGTTAAGTTAATTCCGTCTGACATGTTATTCTCCTATAGGTTTATTATTTAGATGGGTCTAGAAATCCATCTATATGACTATTATAGCATTTATTTTTTAATAGACTAAGTCCTAATTGAGTAGAATGTTATTAGATTTATTCTATTGCCAGAGGTAATTTCTGTTACCTGATGGGGTAGGGTATCGTCTCCCACAAAACAGATAAAAGTACCCTTTTTAGGCTTTATTGAAATGTTGTGTTGTGGGAACTCTAGGAGCCCGCCTTCATATTCATCGCTTAAATACAAAAGCCCAGAATGGTCATTAGCCTGATCTTCTAGCCAATTGTCGTGGTGCAAAGCATTGGCTGCCCCAGTTTCCATAAAACAATACATCATATGCTTCATATATATATTTTTTTTAAATATATCAGACACTGCTTTTTCTTGTAAAAGCGCTACGCCAGTCAAGAGATCTTTTGCCAGATCATTATCTCCATCATAAGGTAGTATTTTATTATTTGCGGAAAGCTCTTCTTTCCGATAAGAATGTGCGTATGCTGGCCCCGCAGACATTCCTTTTTTCCAAAAATCTTTACTAGATCCAGCTCCATAGTCGCCATTTCCTTCTTCCCAGCTAGGACTATTTACTAAGTTTTTAGAAAAACTTTCTGCTAAAAAATCACATGTTTGTTCTGATAAAAAATTTTCTAAAACAAAAACTTTATCAGATAGTATTTGCATTTATCCGATTACAGACAATCTTATTCTAGTTGGCCAAAAAAATCCAACAAAGGCATTTCTGCTGCCAGACTTAACAACTTTTACTTCGTGCATCAATGATTCT